AACTATCTTGTATTATCCTATGACAACTGGAAGAAATATATTTGAGATTCTTAGAATTATAGATGCTCTACAAAAATCTGATTGCGATAATGTTGTTACACCAGCTAACTGGTTACCAGTTTAATAGTAACAGTAATTGGATTATTGTTCAAAAATTTCAACGTATTTTTCAGAAGAAGTTATATAAACTCCTGATTTCAATTTATACATATCTGTTCCAGTTCTCTCAATTTTTTGAGTTATAGTAAATACATCTCCTTTTTCAACTTCTCCTACTACACTGCTTGCATTAAAATCTGCTTTATTATGTATGTTTATTTTGTCTGCTATTACTCTAAGATATTTTGTTTTATTATCTGTATTTTTCACTTCACTCTTTTTTGCCACATAAGTCACTCCAAAATATTCACATACAGCTTTTGCCACTGCTTCAGCACATTTTTCTTGATGTTTTTTATCAAGCATAAGTTTTGCTTCTTTTTCATAATCCATAAAACCATACTCTATTAATATTGCAGGCATATTAGTTTGGCGTAAAATAGCTAACGTGAATCCACACATCTCTATGTCTCGCATTAAACCATAGCTATATTCGTAATTTATATCTTTTTCTAAGTGTTTAGCTGCTAACTTTCCTAATTTTATTGATTTTGATGATGTATTTTTAGTTCTTAAAACAAGAAGCCCTTTAACTCTAGTTTGCCATGTATCACAATTTCCTATCGCATTGTAATGATTTGAAATTAATATATCTGCCCCACATTTATTAGCATTCTTCGCTCTAGTTGATAGAGGTATATCTGTATTTCCAGTCATATCTGCTGTGTACATTGTGCCTATATTGCATCTTTTTAATGCTGATGATAAATATTCACTTACTCCTCTATTCCATTCATTTTCTCTTATTGTAAGTCCTTTTTTTCTAACTAGTTTTCCGTCTATATATAAGTTATTAGACATTTTTACTGAACGCTTGCCTGGTGTATGCATACCATGCCCAGCATCTATAGCTACTAAATACTTACTCATTTTTTTTCACTCCTTTTTCAATTTATATTACTTATTTTCTATAAAACTTTTAAACACTTGATGTAACCCTGTTGAAGTTAATCCTGATAACATACCAGATAATATTATTTCTACATTTAGATCCTTAGTTATCCAAACATTTAGTAATACACCTATTACAGCTAAAATTGTAGGGATATATTTATTATCTACATCTTTAACCCATTTTTTTAATATATATCCTATGCATAAGCATACTCCAACTATTGTTGTTACTAAGTATCCATTTAAAACTGTAAAATCCATAATAAACCTCCTAAAATATATTGTTTTGCACTGCATAAAAAAAGAAGCTAATAAAAGCTCCTACCAGTGCAGTAATAAACCATTTTAATGTTGCTGTTAATGACTTTAAGTCGATACATAAATTTTTTATTTCTGTTCTTAGAACTGCGCTATCTTCTTTTAGTTTGTCAATTTCTTGTGCATGATTATTGATTCTTCTTTCAAGTCTTTCCAGAGTCTCTTTTAAATGTTCCTCATTCATGTTAACTCCTTTCTAGTTCTATTTTTTAGAACCTATAAAAATAGCTATAGTAAAAACACCAATAATACTTCCTAACATCATACCTGATATAAAATTAATCATTTTTTATTCCTTTCTTGCATTAAAAAAGAGCCTATACTTCTATAAGCTCTTTGCTTTTCCTAAAATTTCATATAAATAATAAAGATTCTCTAAATATTATTTAAAATATTCATTTGGATATGTTAATGCAAAATCTTCATTTAAAACTGTATCTTTATCTAATATTAAACAATCTTCAAAATCTCCTACATTTAACAAATTCATTCGACTTTCTATATTAGTATTTGGAAAAGCAACTCTAAATTCTTTTTGTTGTTTAAATATATCTCTTTTCCAAAAAATTATATTAGAATTATCATAATCATTTATTCTTTCGGCTTGATTTATATTTGGATCATAATATTTAATATTACTCATTTTATAATCAAGTCCCTCTTTTTCTGCTTTTTCTTTAATTTTCATTCCAAATATGCCAGCATCTATCAAAAAAACATGTGTGTAATCAGAAAAATCTTTCTTTAAAGTTTGAATTTGTTCTTTAGTAAATCTAAATACGTATTTATCCCCTTCTTTAACAAAATCATCTTTTTCTAAACACATAGCACAAAAAATAGGAGTTTCTAAATCTTGCAATTTATGACTTTCTAAATTTACTTTAATCTTATCTTCTTTATTTAGAATTTTAAACTTATTAATAAGAGTTTTTTCTTTTTCTGATAAAATTTTTCCATCACTTCTTTGAATATCTTCAATTTTTATGTCTTTTATGATAGTAGCACTATCATATTTATCTCCTATTCCTGCTATACCTAATTCTTTTTCTAAATTCACATAATATCCTATCTTTTCTACATTTATATTCCCTTTTTTTAAACTTTCTATGTGTTCTTGTTTTCCGAATTTTAATATTACTGCAATTTGTTCTTTTCCTTTATCTGATTCTATTGTCAACATATAAATCCAACTCCCTTCCACTTAAATAGTATAGAAAAAAATCAGTTTTTACAATAAAATCAAAAAATATAAATTCGCAATATTTTTATATTGCGAACTACCTACACTAACGTTGTATCTATCACATAAAATTCTTCTGACATTAAAGCTACTTGGTCTTTATTTGACCCATTTGCAAAATCTACGCCTTTTAACACTATTTTGTTTTCGTACACATCAACAATATAACCTTGTGCTAAAGTCGACCCCCATATTTTATTATTATTTTCATCATAATAATAATCTACTAATGCATTTGTTGTTTTATCGTAAAATCTAGGAGAAACTAAAGACGGTATATGTACAGAACGATAGCCTAATTTAGTTGCAACAGGATATATATCAACACCTAATGTTACATGAGTGTGTCCATGAAACCATATAGTGTTTTTATATTTTTTTATAATTCGCAAAAAATCTTTTCCTGATGTACCTCCAAGTATTTTACTATAAGTATCAGAAGGGTCAGCACTTCTATCCTCAGGATCTTGTACGTGTTGAAAAACAAAACATCTTTTATTTTTATTTGCCTCTAGTGTTTGTTCTAACCAAGTAAGTCCGCCATCTGCAAATAAATCAGCAGGTCTTTCAGATTTTAATGATAAAAATAAAAATACATCATCTTTATATGTAAAAGAATAAAAAGGTTCTTTGCCTGTTGTATTTTTCCACAAAGTTAAATCTACATCAGAACCAACACCAAGAGAAGGATAAGATTCGTGATTTCCTGCACATTCATAAATTAACATATCACCTTTATAATTAGTTATATATTCTTTATACTGAGCCATGTTTTCGGAACTCGCAAAAGAAACTAAATCACCACATATACAAGTAAAAGGGACATGGGTTCTTAAATATGTTAATGCTCTTTGAAAATCATCAAGTCCAGTTACATATTGTATATGTATATCAGATAGTACACCAAAAGAATATAATTTTTCTGATTCGTTATATCCATTACATAACCTTTGAATAGCTTGTGTCATAGTCTCATCAGATTGACCAGTTTTTCTATTTGCACATTGTAATAAATTTTTTAAATGTCCGTTACTTTCTATATTTGAATTAGAAGGTGTATATCTTGTTTTAGAAGTAGTAGAAGTACCATAACCATTACATAACACTTGTATAACATTAGTTAAGTCAACACTTTTTGCACCTAACTTTTTATCAACACTTGTAATAATATTTTTTATTTTGTCTATACTATTCATTATACAGACACCTCACCATTCCCTATAGTGTCTAACATTTGTGTATCTATCATATTTGCGACCATGTTTGCTATTTCAGTTTTAGTTTCATCTGTTATAGTAGGTGCATAAGTCGTTTTAGTATTAACCCATTGTCCACCTGTTACAGATTGTGTAGTTTTGTAATTAATATAAATATTAGAATCACTAATTGAACCTTTACCACAAAATTGCAAATAACCAATAGCAACTTTACCACTACCATATGTGGGAGGCACGGTTATTTTAATAGTCGTAGAAGTATCGCTATCATATATAACTGTAATTCCATTAGTAATACCCATTAAATAATCAGTACCAGTATTATCACTTGTATAAACTCTAGCAAGTAATCCAGTTTTATCAATACCATAAGCTCTAGTTTGAATCCATGTTGCATAAGTTCCAGTAGAAGAATATTGACAACCTTCTAAATGTAATTCTATTTCTTTACCTTGATATTCTGTTTTAGTTATATCAATTAAAGGAGTGCAATGATAACCAGTAGCATCATTATTGAAAGTAGTAGGAGAAGAACCAAGTCTATTTCCATCTTTATATCCATTATCTGATGTGGCAGTAATAGTATCAGTTTTCATTACTTCTTGTTCAGTAGTAGTATTCATATAAGCATATATTTCTCCAGTACTCGAAAGAACGTAAAGTTTACTTGTATCTTTCATATCTGAAATATTCTCTACATAAGTAGGTGCTTGAACTAAAGTAACACCATTTACTTTTTCTGCAATTTCAGTTTTATCATTTGCTGTTAATATGTAATCATTACCAGGTTCGCCTTTGTCTCCTTTAGCACCTGTATCGCCTTTGTCTCCTTTTTCTCCATTATCCCCCTTAGAACCGTTCTTAACAATAAAAGTACTTGTTGTATTATCTGTTTTAGTTACAGTAATTACATTATTACCACCATCTTCAACACTTGTTGTAGTTTGTGCTACAGACAGTATTCCAACACCATCTTCCCCTTTTCCTCCTACCCCACCTTCAATTTGTTTCGCAATATCTTTATATTGCGAACTTAATTTTTCGATATCCTCACGCGCTTTTGCATCATGTATAGCTCTTTTATTTATACTTTTTATATCTGTTTCTGCCACTATTTATCCCCTCCTATTTCTATATCTCCTGTTTCTTCATTAAAACTACTATTACTTATACTTAAGTCTCCTGTTTCTTCATCAAACCATACTTTTACTTTATCTTCTTTTTCAACTTCTTTAATAAGATCATCAATAACCTCATACATAAATTTACTTGGTGTCACTATTTGTTCTGTAGTTGTTTCATCTTTTACTTTCAACTGGCAATAATATTTTCCAACTATATCTTTAGCTTCTTTTTTTAAATCGCAATAAAAAAGACCCGGCTCTTTATCTTGAGTCAAGTCTATTTTTGTTGTATTGCCATCGGGCTTAAGTATATATAATTCATTCTTACAGTCAGATAAATCTATTTCTTTATCATCTTTAGTTATTTTCATAAAAAAATCACTTGTTTCTTTATCAGAAATACAAAATTGCATTTCTATAGAATTAAACTTTTTATTTGTAAGATCTAAACAAATAGTCTTATATCCTTTATCTATCTTAGACATATAATCTTCCTTTCTATGCTGTTCTTGCTAATCTATGCTGTTCTTGCTAACTTAGGTTTCCATGTATAACCTGTACTGTCTTTTGTTGCTGAGACATAAATATAAACATAAATACTTTCAATGTCTTTTGATATTGTAAATGTAACGCCATCTCCATTATCCCAAGCTAAAGTATCTCCATTTGTATTTTTTACTACTAATCCCCATGTTTCTCCAGATGTAGTATCTGTTCTTTTAGGGCATCCAGTCAGTTTATACGTCCCTTTTTTTAGATATGTTACATAACTTTTACTTGTTAAATAAAATGTTGTTCCATCGCTTGGCTGTCCTGTTGTTTCTATATTTCCGTTACTACTTACTTTAAATTTCATCCCATTTAATGTATTTGTCCCTAATCCTCCTGAATGGTATGTAGTATTAAGTAAATTTATATTGGAATCAACTTCGCTTACATTGTTTCTTGGTGTGTAATCTGGTCTTGCTATAAATACTATATCATTTCGTGTCGTTGACTTAGTTCTTATGCACACATTCTCATGACTTGTTACGTTATAGTATTCATAATAAGTTACTTCCCCAGCACTATTTTTTTGCATAAACCCTTCTTCTGCTACTATACCAACATGACTTATATTTTTAAACCTATTATTTATATGGTAACTTCCATCATCATATTTAGCAGCATGAAAAGTTAAATCGCCTGGTCTTATATCTTTTGGATCTATAACTCTTCCAGCACACCAAAAGAATTCAGCTAAATCAGCAGCATATCTTATTCTTCCAGTAGAAAAGTATTTAACTAATTGTTCTAAAAGGCAACTAAATTCACTTCCTATAGCTTTTATACTCTTAGGGTCTATTGTCTTATTATTTCCTGTAACTCCTTGGAATACCGAGCTATTAAAAGGAATTTTTAATAATGTATGTATTATATAAGTAGAACAATCTAATAAACATTTCCCACTTGCATTTGTTAGATTACCTTCAAATACTGAATTACCTCCACTATATGCAAGTTGTACTTGATTTGCTATCCTTGCATCCCAGTAACTTCGTGCAATTTGTACATATTCATTAGCATATTTACCGGACCATGGAATTTTACCATAATTTATATCTACTACTGCATCTGCAGTTCCTCTAACACCAAGTACATAATTCCCGCTACCTCTACCTCTTGCAATATTATTTGCTACTAAGTTTGCATCTCCCTTTATTACTATATCTCCTTGGAAATATTGGTCTCCTTCTATTATCGTGTCTGTATTAGATGGATACATTGTTTCTCCTTGCTTTATATTTATTTTTCCTGTCGTATTATCATTTATATAAGCTAACTTACTAATTTCATTTGCAAAAGTAGAGGGTTTCATTTTTTCTGTTTTACCTTTTATTACTCTAATGGAATTTGCTATCTTCGTTAGTTCTGCTACTAAATCCATTAATACTCACCTTCCCATATTGCGTCAACATCTGTATCTGTACCTGGGGATGAAGATCCACTCGTTATAGATAAATCTCCTGTTTCCTCATCATATTTTACATCTAGTCCGCTACTTGGAGTTTCTCCACTTCCGCCACTTCCTCCATTAGTAATTTGAAAAACTGTTTTTGTATTGTCAGTATATGTTATTGTATATGTATCAACTAATCCATTTGTATTAGTCTTTTCAAAAGATACTATACCTCGCCCATCAGTCCCAGGTACTCCGCCTTTTTCTTCTATTTCTTGTATCAGTTTTTCAAATGCTGTTACAATTTCATCTCTTATATCTGAACAAAACTTATCCTTTTTTATTTCTGTTAGATATCCTTTAAGGTCCATGTTTTTCTCCTTTCTAATAACCTATCGCACACATTTTCATCGTTATATCTCCTTTTAGTTGTACTTTATTCGCATGTCTAACAGACAATAGGCAACTTTCTTTTGTTTTCGGAGTTGCGTTAACAATTAAACAGTTTCTATCATTATTTGAAATAGCCCCTCCAAATACTGCTGTACATTGATTCAAAAAAGGTGTTTTGAATTGGTATTCTTTTTCTATATACCAATTTTCAGTAGATGTAGGCGGTTTATACGTTACTTCAAATGTTTTTATTATCATTCCACCTATTAGCTTTACACTACAATTATCACTATTCAAAACATTATCTTCATCATTTATTGTTATATCATTTATATTTATCGTATTTCCATTTATATTTTCGAATTTTGAGCCTTTTCTAATATTTATGTCCATAATAGCCCTCCCTTCTAAAATCCATTCTTATGTAAAGCTTTTATTAAAGCAGGATAATCGACATAACCTCTATCGGCATCGGCCTTATTTGATATACCAGAAATAGTATCATATCCATATTGCCATATACCGTAATCACTCTTAGTCCATGATGGCTTTTTAACATTATAATGAGCTATCCATATCGGGTAACCTTTTATATCAGAGAAATTTATATAATTATCAAACCAGTCTGGATTACCGTATATACCAGGATAATATCCTGCTTCAGATAACATTGTACAGAATGTTGTCATATAGTTTGTTAAAACTGTTTTTCCTGGGTTTTTACTCTTATAATTTGGATATGTCCCTTGATTTTTCAAAGAGTCATACTCTTGGTCAAAATAAATAGGATAACTAAATGTTCCTCCTGCATATTCATTTAATTTTTTTATTACCCAATTTGCCTCAGCTTTTAATTTTGTTAAGCTACTTGCATAACTAAAGAAATAAACTCCTATATTTATACCTGCTGCTTTAGCGCCTTTTACATTATTTACGAATTGTTTGTCTAAAACACCTCCACTGCTTTGTCTTGAACCATAACCAATTCTAATTATTGCAAATTTTACACCCGCATTTTTAACCTTAGTCCAGTTTATATCGCCATTATGATGACTTACATCTATACCTAATACAGGATTATTCTTATCTATTACATAATCTTTATTATCATCTTCGCCTGTTTGTGCATCATCTTTGCCAGTAACAGTAGTTATATTAGTATATTCACCATTTACATAGGCTACTTTTCCGTTATAATCTACTTTTATCCAGCTTGAATTAGTGTATTCTTCAAGAATCATAAATCTATAACCTTTATAAACATAAGCGATTTGAGTATATGTTGTTCCTGGACCACTTCTAACCTTTAGTCCTGATGATTTTACTGTCGCTATTTTTGATGTTGTTGTTACGATATTTCCTATTACTGCGTTTCCGTATGTCATTCCGAATTTATTTGCCTCTGTTTCATTTTTCATGCATAAATCAAATATATATGTTCCGTCTGATTTTATCATTATTGCATTTCCTCTATCAGTAACAGTAAATATCTTTCCGTCTAACTCTGTTCCAGTATCTTTTACTAATACTTTACTTCCTAACTTGACAGAACTTGGTGCAGCACAAGTCAACTCATCTGGATAACCAATTAATTTATTACCCATACAATCTGTTGGACCACCTTGTCCTGGTTCATCTGGCCAATATACACTATATATAGCTTTCTTTGTTTCTCCAGTTACAGTTACAACATCACCTTCATTTGGTTTTGGTTTTGGATCTAATTCACCTTCATCAGGATTCGGTGGTGTTACTGGTGTATCATCTTCTTTTTTATCGTCATCCGTACATGGAATCCATAGTTTTACTTTTTCGCTTGTAGGTTCTTCTGGTTCTGTACTTATTTCATCATATATCCCATCGTCTAAATCTTTTACTATCTTCTTAACCATTAATTCAATAGCATCTAGTCTTTTAGATAATGTTTTATATGTTGTTCCATCACTACAAGTTCTTGCAGCTATAACCTCTATATCTGTATGTCCATCTTGAAGAATTATTTTTTCAAATGTATTTCCTAGGCAGTCTTGTCTATAAGATAAATCTTCAGTCTTTTCATTCATAGCTTCAATCGAATTAGCTATACTATCTCTAACGTCTATACCTAGTACAGCTTGTCTTATGTCAATTACTATCTCTTTTATCTTTTCATATAATTTACTAGGCATTGCTTCCTCCTTTCAATTCATCTATTTGTTTTTGTAGCTTGATAAAATTCTCATTTATTTCTTTTAAATTTCTATTATAAGTATTTACCTCTACATAACTACCTGTATTTTCTTCTATCTTTTGTACTTGCTTTTCTGTTTTCTGTATCTGTTTTTCTGTGCTTATAACCTGTGTTTCTAATTTAATTACTTTTTGTTTAATTTCTATTATGTTTTTAGATGTTGATTCGACATCATTAAATATATTTTTATTTTTATTTGCACTATATGTTTTTATATCCAGTTCTTTATCATCAAATGTGAGAGTGTTACTGCTTGGATCTTCTATAACTATATTTTTTTCAATTACACGCGCATCATAATCTATATTAAATATCTCTATGCAAACTGGATAATAATTTCCAACTTCAAAAGAATCAAAATCTATGCCTAAATAATATAAGTCAACTGCATCCAAAGACAGACTTGTCGGTATAGAAATAGAGTTTATATATTCATTAGCCTTTTTCAATAAAGTTTCAGCATCTTCAGCATCATCGAAATTAACCGTTTTTTCTATAATCCCGAATTTTTCTACACCGTCTTTATAATCTAAATAGTCATATCCATTATTTAATTTTGCTATAGTAATGCATTCCTCTGTATCTATTTCATTTCCATCATTATCTTTAGATTTTATTTTTGCACCAGTAAATATAAACCTTGTCCCAAAGTCATCTATATTTAGCTTTCTAGACATAGATTTTAAATTTTTCTTTAGCATTATTTTAGTTTTACTTTTTTTCCCTGTTTGTTTTAAATAATCAAGATATATATATCCATTTTCATGCCTTACAGATAATTCTCCACCGTACACATTTAATAATTTAGTATTTATATTTTCAAATGTTGTTTCGTATGCATTTGTAAAATCAGATGATCCTTCTATCTCTATAATACCAACTTTGAATTTTTTCCAATCTTCTTGCATTTTAGAATTATGATTCTCTATTAATTTTTCTAAATATGTTTTAATACTTATATTTGTAAAAGATTCATACCTCTGTATAGAGTCAACTAAATATGCCAATGCACTTTCACAAACGTATGAAATAAAAAATAACCCACTTTCTTGAAGCTCTTCCGAAGGTGATAAAATACGTCCTACAAACTCATATTTTTTCGTTTTTGTATTCAATACCTTAACAAGAGTTTTAAATGGGTTTATTTTAGAATATCCTGGATTATTTGAATAAATAGTAAAAGTAAAACTATCAAAACTATTTATCCCTTGCTTTATATTTCCAGTTACCCTTGGTGCATCTTTGTCAGTCGATACTGCATTTATAACAGTTTCTTTTTTATCATTTAATATTGTTACTTGGTACATTACAGCACCTCTACTTTAAATTTAAATTCTATTGTTCCGTTACCTACTATAGTAAGTACATTTTCATTTTTTCCTAATTCAAATCTATAATCTTTTGTTTCTCCAGCTTCAACTGCATATTCAATATCATCCTTTATTATCGTCATGCTAGAATCTGTAATTATGGTCGGTGTTATATTTCTACTTCCATAATTTATTATGGATATCTTCAATGATCCTTTAACTGGAAATCTTGTATTTTGCATATAATCTGTTAAAAAACAGAATTCATCCCAAATACATTCCCCTTCATTCCAATTTTTAATTTTAAATGGATAAGCTGTAAATTTTATTTCAAGTCTAGTATAATCTGCATCATCATTTTCTTTTATCGATGTACATTTTGCTAAATAATGCCAACCTACTAACCTATCATCTTTTAATTCAGCCTGTTCTTTTCCTAGAAGCCAATTTTCTAATAAAATTTTTGCTATTGTAAGACTTTTTGAATCCTTTTCAATTACATCAATAAAATAAGTTATTTCTCTATTTTCATATGTAGTCTCTGAAAATACATTTGTAAAATCGAGTACTCCTTGCATAAAAGGTATTTCAACAGTAACTTGGTCAGAATCAGGAGGACTTGTATCAGCTTCATCAATATAACAGTCAAATTCTTTAAGATGTTTACCATAAATCTCAAATCCTATATATTTACTCAAGATTTACCCCCCTTTCAATAAAGCTAATTAATCTTCCGGAACGTTTATCAAGTATTTTGCCAACTTCTTTACCGTCCATATCTATTTTTACATGTTTTAGTCCTTTTATAATTGCCTCTGATAATTCATTGTAATCAATATTTATATTGTTATTTATGCTGCTTAATTTGTCATCTAAATACTTATAGAATCCGTCAAGCGGTAATATAGCTTCATTTCCAGCTTCACCTCCACCAAACAACGTTGGCTCAGTCATTATACCTCCCTTAGCATACCACTTTATACCTAGTGAAGGTATTTTACCTTTTAGCAAGTCTCCTACACTCCAACCAGCTGGACTTATAGAAAAATGAGGTAGCGGAATGTGAGGCCATGATATTTTAAAATGAAAAAAGCCTTTTATTGCATCTACCAATCTTCTCATAGTATTTTTAGCTGTTTCTACCGGTTTAACTATTGCACTTCTAATACCGTTAAATATACTACCTACTCTACTTTTAAGTCCATTAAATATATTTATAACATTTGATCTCAATGCACTTACAATATTGCCAATAGAACTTCTAATTCCATTAAATATATTTATACTTCCACTTCTTATACCGTTAAATATATTTCCAACTCCACTTTTAAGTCCATTTACTACGTTTAAGACTGAAGTTTTTAGATTTCCGAATATGCTCCTTCCTGTACTAACTAAACTTGGACCTAAATTTTTAACTCCATTTATTATACCTGAAATAAGATTTTTACCTAAATTCATCCAGTTTATCGCACTCCATACTGCAATTATTGCTTGAATTATTTTAGGTATATTTGCTACTAAAGTTGGTATAGCACTTACAAGTCCTTTTGCTAATTGCCAAATTATTTCAGCTCCTTTAACAAGTATTATTGGCATACATGTACTAATTGTATTTGCTACAGTTGTTATCAATGTTGGTATCTTTTGTATTAATACTGGTAAAGAATTTACTAATCCTTGAGCTATATTCTTAAGCAAATCCATACCTGATGCAATTAAAATAGGCGCATTTTGAGCTATAATATTTGCTAACCCTTGCAAAATATCTAACCCTTTTCCTATTACAGTAGGCAAATTTGCCTGTATATTCGCACCTATGGTCGACATAATTCCTTTTGCTGATTGAACAATTTGGGGAATGGCTCCTTGTATTTTTGTAGCTATTCCGTTCAAATTAATACTTCCTATTACATTATTTAAAATTTCAGTTCCACTTTTACCGCTTTTTAAATCACTCATAAAACTTTGTATTGCTTTACCTGCAGTTTCTACAGCTGGAGCTAATCCTGTCATAAAACTTGTTTTTAAATTAGTTATTGCAGTATTAACTGGCATCATAGCGCTTCCTAATTCGGCTTGAGCCTTTTCGTATTCGCCTTGTGATTGATTATATTCTATTAGTGACTGATTAGCTTTATCGTAAGCATCTTTACTTTTCCCATATGTTGCATTCAACACTTCTGTTATTAACTTTGCCCTTTCAGATTTATCTGATACCTCACCTAAAGCTGCATTAAACGCATCTTCAACTGGTAGTCCTTCTTTTACAGCTTTACTATAAGCAGCCTGTGCCTTCTTATTTCCTTTTAATGCATTTCCAAGATTTATATTTGTATCTTTAGCCCAGTTTACAGCATCTGCCATTGTACCTGTTATTTGTCCGACTAGAACAGTTTCATTTATACTTTCTGCTAAACCTTCAAGTGGAATACTATCCCCGTATGCAGTCCATACAGCTATTGCTGAATCAGTTAAAGCAGTAGTATCTTTTTGACTTAATCCTAGTTTTTCCATATTTAGGATACAGTTAGTAACAGCCATATCATCATTAAGATAGCCATACAAATTAGTGTATTGTTCATCCATATATTCAATACTGTGGCCAGTATCCGCAATTGCTGCTTGAAGTTTACCTTGATTAGTATTTATTTCAACAGTTGCTTCAGATAATTCAAGTAAAGATGAAACTAAACCAGTTATACTTGATATCGCACTACTAATTACATTCCCACATACATTTGCTATTGTTCCCTTTAATACTGTAAAGCCTTCTTCGCTTTCTTCCGCAGCATCACCTAAATCATCTAGTGTATGGTCAAATTGATCCGCAGAACTTTCAGCTTCTCTAAGTCTACTTTGATTTTCTCTAAGTTCAGTTGATAGACTGCTTATTCTACTTGCAAGTTCTTGGGCTTCTGTTGAACTTTCTCCCTGTTCTAATGCTACTCGAGAATAATCCTGTTTTAATTCATTTAATTCTTGTTGCTGTTTATCTATTTCTGAATTTAAACGACTAAATGCGTTTGTATCGTCTCCTAATTGTTCAAGTTCTCTATTAGCCTCATTACTTGCATTTTGCAAACTCTCTAGCTTTTGATTTGTTTGAGTTATTTCATTTTGTATCGCTTGTTGTTGTGTCCCAGCTTGAAGTAATGCATTATACAAATTTTGATATTCTCTTGAGTTTTCGCCCAAAAGTGAAGCAGCTTCTTGCAAAGCTGCTTCTGTATATTCTATCTTTTGATTTGATGCTTCTAGTTCTCGTTGTAAAATATTTTGTCTTTGTTGTAAAAGATCTACATTATCTGAATTGCCTTTAAGTTGAGTAGCATTTAATTTTAGTTCATTATTCATAGTCTTTAATGAACTATTCATTTCTTTTATTCCACTCGTAAACTCAGATGTAACGACCTTAAATTCTATTTGAGCTTGTGTCTTTCTTGCCATTATTATCTCCTTTCTTTTTCTCTTACATAATTTATCCAACTGTCGTATGCTGTTTTATTTTCAACTATGCTTAATAAAGAAGATAAATCTAAATTCCAAAATAGGTCTTCGCTTATATTTAAAATAAGGACATAGTAGGTATAATAATCCTCTATGTCCTCTAACTCAAATTGTGGAACCTTTATTTTACTATGATTTATTCTTTTGGTTGATTTTCTAAAGGCTTCTCTAAATTTTTTTTTGATTTAGGTTGAGTTAATTCAGTTACTATATTATTTATCAAAACAAAGCTTTGTGGAATTTCTTCCATAAATTCATCTTCGCTCATAACTTTATCATTATCTATTTCATCTATATTCGCACATAAATATGCAACATAAAGTATTGTTATTGTGTCAAATGTATTATCTTTTATTGTTTTGTTGTATATTAAATTATATCTTTCATAAAGCTTTTTTCTTTTATTTTTCAATTGAAGTAATCTTCTAAAATTTAAAGTTAATTGTATAACCTCTCCGTTTTGTAATTGTAATTCTTTAAATGTACAGTTCATATTCTATCCTCCTATGCTGCTGCTTTGTCATCTGAATTTGTTTGAACAACATCACTTGCTTTTACAAGATCATGGCTAAATGATGTCATCCATTTTGATTTTATATTGTCATCTTCTAACATTTCTTCTATAGCTTCATACTTACCAAATCCGTAGTCGTTCGGACACACAGCTATTTCAAGTTCAACTTCTGCCACTTCTTCAGCTCCATTTTCTATCTTTGTAGCTTTTCCTGAACTAACTGTACAATTTGGATAAGCAACTAATTTTTTAACATCATCTTCATCATATACTTCACCCATAAGAGTAAACTCTTCATGTTTAGAATCTTTCCCATAAGCAAATACACCTGGAGCTAACTCAGTAAAATACATTCCATACATTCTTGTATAAACATCATAATTTATATGTGCTGATATCTTTATAGTTCCGAAACCAGTACCCTTTGTGCGAGATTTTACAACTCTACCTTCGCATTTTTTTGTAACTGTTTTTGTTTCCATTTCATCTTCTAATGTTCCAACACAGCCTATTTTAGTTGCTGCTATATCATTTTCTTTATTAAACTTTATAGCAGTATTTTTTATTTCATAATCTGAGTATGTCTTTCCGTATTTTTTTGCAGTCATTACATTCCCTCCATTCTTCTTGATAATCTATCTAATAAATCATTTACTATCTCATTTGAAGTAGACTCTACTCCTCTTCCCATAAAGCCAATATGGGCTTGATATTTTGATGATGTTCCTGAACCTTCATCAACAAATCCAAGATAATAAAAATTATTCTTTGGTTTTACAACTACACTAAGATTGTAATTTTGTGTTTTATACGGTTTACTATCTTTTGCATGTTTTTTTCTTTGTGCAGAAACTGGAGTAACATAAGTTATTGAATCAACTAACTTTTTACTTCCTACCGTTTTTAGATAGTCATTTATCTCTTTTTCTGCATTACCTGAAAATCCTTGAATAGCATTTGTTATTTTATCTACATCAGAACCTTCTAAACTAAATGTACTTCCAAATCTACTCACTTATAGCACATCCTTTTACAAACTTAGTAAATTCAAGTGTAAGAACTTCACAAACTTGGTCTGTATTTTTCTTTACTATGTAATCATAAATATGTTCTGTATCAGCAAGTTTTAATTTTGTATTTTTTTCTATTGCATTTATAACTTTAGTATCAAAGCCTTCTTCTATATAGTTTTCCATGATTATATAAATAAGATAACTGTATCTAAAGTCATGTCTAGATGTCCCAGCCTTTCCTAAGCTTTTTCTTCTAAATACAAAATAATTCCAATCTAAATTTTCATCGTGTGTACTAAGTCCATAGTAAACAGGGAGATTCAGTAACTTTAGAGTTTCTTGTATCTTGTTAAGTAAAGATTTTTCTTTAGTTAGTGATGTCAATAGTTCTCACCTCTTCCATATATAAATACATTTCCTGTTTTCCTCTATCAATATCAACTTCAAATATGTCATATAAAATGTTACCAATTAAAACTTTATGCTTATTCGTTACACTTCTATAAAGTCTAGTTTTTACTTTTAAATTAAGAGATCTTCCTATAGTTTCTGAAAACTCAAAATCTTGTTGTCTTTTACTACATTCATCGTAACCAAGCTTTACTATAAACTCTAAACTCTCTAAACTTTTAACATTTTTTTTAGCACTAAAATCCGTCCTTATCTCTCTATCATTGTAAATAGACAAAAAACCATTATTATAATTACTAAAATTTTTGCTCATAATTTAACACCTCGTATTTATGTCGAATCTGATAAATTTCATTTAAGTAATTATTATCAAATTCATTTTCACAATTGTTATACATATATAAGCAATAATTTAAAAATAAGCGCCTTTCTTGTCCTGCTACAGAATAATCTAATTTAATACCTAATTTATGATTTAAAGCCACCTTAGCATCTTCAATTAAATCTTTTATTTTTCTATCAGTATCTTTATCAGACCATGTTATAACAAGCTTATCTTTAACTAATTGAAATAATATATCATTATCCATTTTCTACCTCTTTATAAAAAAGAGGATAAAACAATAAAATTATTTATTGTATATCCTCCTCTAAAAATAAAATTAAGCTGTTGCTTCTTGTTTATTTAAAACTGTTACATAAGCCTCTTGTAATTCGCTTATATCTATTAATATAGCAACTGTATTATCAAATGCTTTACCAGTACCATGAGTTTTAATTTTAAAGTATCTCTTATCCTCTAAGAATTTAAACTCATCAGAGTAAGTTATTACCCCTTCTTTTGCTCCTGAAATTGCCATAAAGTATTCTTCTGGTAAACAAATGATAGCTTGACCTGTTTCTAATTCATTAGAAACAACTGTTTCAGTAGGGAATGGGAATAAATTATTTACAAATCCTCCTGTAACACTTAATACAGTAGTTGCTGGCATAACCTTCGTTAGGTAATCAGTTAAATTAGAAATAAGCAGTACTTTATCAAATTTTCTTTTTCTTCCATTTTCAGAAACTGCTAAGTTTGCAAGGAGAGTTCCATATTCCTTTGGCATAAAGCTTTTTACTTTTATTGCACTTTTCTTAGGATAAGCTCCCTCTGTAACAGAAACACCTTTATGTATATCTCTAGTTAGGCCTATTGGTTCATTCTTCCCAGTTCCATTAACAATACCTTTTTCTAAACCACCAAGTATTGCATCCTTTAAAATAGCTCGTATATATGCATCTAAATATGTTGGTCCTAATTCAAGCATATCTAAAGCTATACAAGCAAATGCAGATAATTTATTTAGAGTTAAATCAATAACCTTAAATGCAGAAGTTATTTCTTTAGTAACCTCATCAGTTATTTCACCCCAAACTGCAAGGTCTACTGTATGATCATTAAGAATCCATTTAGTAGAATATCCTGCATAAGTAAAATTAATTTTTTGTAATAATGGATGCTCATCAACTAAATCTCTGAAAACATCTTGTATAATGGTTTCTGGCATAGCTCCATCAGGTTGACTTGCTAAATCAGTAAATGCTTGCTTAGGATTTTTTGATTTAGCAGCTTCAATAAAACTTTGATACCATTTTTCTTCTTTATTAGTAAGTTGTCTATATCCTCTTTGTGCTAATATAGTTTTATCTTGAGATTGAGATATTTCTGCATAGTCAGATGTAATTGTATCAACTATAGATTGATGGAATCCCTCCCAAGCTTCTTGAATTTGTTTTTCATCTCCTTGTTTGTATGCATCTTGTAATATCGATGCTGCTTCCTTTTGTTTTAAATTATTATATTTAAATAAACTCATTAAGTTTTACCTCCTATAATTTTTTTATTGCATTTAAAAAAGAACCTAAGTATTTTTGACTTACGTTCTCTTTATCTTCATCATCTTTTTTGTCTTTATCTTCATTATCATTTGAGTTATTATTATCTTCATCCTCTGTATCTTGATCAGTATCATCAGAATTATTAGAATCATTATTTTTATTTTTTTTAGAACTTTGCATAAATTCTAGATATTCTTGTCTTAGTGATTTTTGCAATAACCATTCCTGTTTTTCTTGCATAAATTGTTCTCTTTGTATTTGTAATAACTGTTTTTCATCACCCCCAATATCAGATGAAATTTCATCACAAAATCCTATTTCCAAGCATTGTTCTGGAGTAAGAATAGTTTCTTTCTCCATCATTTCTATTAATTCTTCCTCTGTTAAATTCTTTGCTCTATTTAAATATATTTGTCTATTAGACTCCATTAGCACATCTAAATCATCTGCTTGTTTTCTGAGCTCTTTTGCATTCCCAGATACATTAATCCACATATCATGAATCATCATAGAAGTACCAAGACCCATTATAATTTTATCGCATGCTAATGCAATCACACTTGCAACAGAGTATGCAAAACCATCTATATAACAAATTTTTTGACATGGTTTTCTTTTTAGCATATTGTAAATTGCTACACCTTCTTTGACACTTCCACCATAGCTATTTATAAAAAGTTCTATTTCATCATTATCGCTAATTTCATCTAATTTTTGTCGAAAAAAATTAGCAGATGTTTCTGAGTCATCATATTCCCATGTGTTCCAGTTAAATTTGCCATATGCAGTAATATCGTCATAAATAAATAGCTGATGCTTCTTTGTTCCAGCTAATTGATTAAATCTATATTTTAACTGTGCATTTCTTCTCATTTATTCAAGTTTACCTCCTCTCCTTTCACATCTCCTTTTAATCTATTCTCAACAGTATCATAATTTTTTGTGATAAAATGAGTTTTACTGAATTCTGTGTTTAATGCTTCTAAATCAATTATATCCCTAACCTCATTAATGCAACATGTCCCTGAAGAAATTAACTTGTCAACTTTTTCTGCTATATCTAGGATATCAACATGATTAATTGTTGATGTATCGACTCTAATATAACAACCTTTTAACCATCCTTCATATCTATACATTTTTCGTGTAAGTTCTTCTGAAATCATATCCGCTATAGGATCAATACAGAATGTAAGAAAAACTTTCACAATTTCTTGCATATTTGTTATATTGCCAAGCATCATTGAAGTTGGGATTTTAAATACTTGACCAACAAGTTCAAATATATCTTTTCTTAATATAAGAATATCAGAACTATCTTTAACATTTATTTTTTCATCAAAGGCCTGAAGGTCCTGACCTTTAAATTGAGGATAAACAGCATTATCGTTTTCTATAAATGTTTTTAATTGTTCTCTTATGACTTCCTCAAATAGTTTATTAAACTTTTCATCTCCAGCTTGAATTTCATCAAGCATTAATTTATATTTACGAGAATTACTTCTTTTGTATGATTTTAAAGCATATGCTAATAGCTCTCCATAATCCTCATAAAGTCCGTCAATTAACTTTTTAAGATGTATATTTTCAAGTTTAAATAAAAAAACTTCCTCTGAATAAAAAGTTTTACTAAATTGAAAGTCATCTACAGTAACTCCAACATACCTATTTCCTAATAAAGCATATTTATCAGGATGAAAACTATCAGCACAAAATAAATTATAATTGTGTTCAATACCTAAAGCTTCTCCATTATAAAACATTTTTTCTATTGTCTTATGCCAAAATTGACTTGAATTTTGATTTATATTTGGAGATATATTTAACTTATAATAATCTTTGCCTTTAACTGATTTATTATTTTCATAAGTTTTAATTTCGCATTTACTAATTGCACTCGCTATTAATGTAATAGCTGTATATAAAGCTAATTCCTTATAGTAAATACTCATTTGTATCTCTCTTTTATCAGCTATAGATTTATTTTTTCCATCACTTCTTTTAGTTTCTGCTTTATCTAAAAAATTAATAAACCATTCTCTTATCACAATTGGACCACCTCCTACAATTAGAAAACAACTGGAGCCATAAAACTTATTTCGGTATTTTCTTTTTCTATTTCATCAACGACAGTCATTCCATTTACAAGTGCCATAAATGTATCTGTTTTTCTATAATTAGGTTCTTGTTTACCATAAGTAATATTATTGCCTTGAATAATTTTTTTAGAATTATTAGTTGCCCATCTAAGTATTGGAACATCTCCCCAAACATATAAATGTCTTACAAATATAGAATTTATTTTTACACTTACTTTCATTATGTCAGAAGGTCTTACAAGCTTTACATTTTTCAATTCAAATGCATCAAAACCAATTTGTTTTAAACAAGAATTCAAAAGAGAAAATCTAAAATAATCTATAGCTATTTTTTTTATATTATATTTTTGTTTCATAGTATCAAACCATTGAACTACTATCTCTGGAGGGATCTCTACATCATCAATAAAAGTGCAATCTCCTTTACTAGCCCAATCTTTTAGTGGGGCTTTTATACCTAATAAATCTCTACTTTTTGCACAGATAAAAGTATGCTGCAAAACATAGTATTTTTCATTCTCATAAAAAATCAAACAACATCCTATAAAATCATTACTTTTAGCGAAGTCTATACCACCAACACAATCTTTTCCTTTTAAATCTATAAATTCTTGATTAGTTGCCATTATATCTTCCCATGTAGCAACTTCAATATCTTTATCTCCAACAGGAAAATTCATTCTTTTAGCCATAAATTCTTTATAATAATCTGGTGTATTTGACATAGACCTTACTTCATTTTTAATCTCAGTTTTAAGATATGGAAAATCGTTTATGCTTGGAATAGCTTTTATCCATTTTTCTTCTTGATTCCATTCTTTTTCTTCGTCTATTTTACATATAAAAACTAAGGTCCTATTATCAGGATCATATGCACTCAATATTTTTTTATTTTCCTCCTTTTCTTTATCAAGTACCCCACCCCTAACATGTCCATCTGTAGTTATTGTTATTTTTCTAGGGTCCTTAACTTTACCTAATCCTGACATTAAAGTATTCATATTTGTAGAATCTAAATATTCATGCTTCTCATCAAAAATAACCGCTCCTGTTCTTTTACTATCTTTCCCTCGTTTAGAAGATGTATTAAATCTCAAAGTAGATTTTGTTTTCAAACCTTTAACTTCTTCTTTTGTAGCTTTAAAGTGTTTTGACAATACTTTCTTATATGATTTTTCAATAGGATCTTTGATTATTTCATAAACATCATTGAAAGATGTTTTAGCTTGCTTTTCAGCATTAGCAAGTAAATCAACATTATAGCCTTTTATTCCATGTACAGGACTAATAAAATAAAAGCATAAAAATGATATGAATCCATTTTTACCACTACCTCTACCAAGCATTGCCCTCACTTCACTAAAAAATATATCTCCTGATTTTAAAAAAATTCCTGCAATTAATGCAAATAAAAAAATTTCCCATTCTAATAACTTAAAAGGAAAATATTTTTGAAGTGATAAACCAGCTTCGACTTTTTCTTCATCAAAATAAATATCATCTCTATTTAATACAGGAATAACAATATTTTTCATCATAAGCTCTTGCTCTTTGCAATGTTCAATCTCATTATTTAAAATTTTATCTATATATGGATTAATATATTTACTATAAATCTTCAAAGCCACCATCACCTTCTAGCTTAGGTTTTAAACCTAATTCATCTAGAACCTTTAGCATTGTTATAACTGTTCTATTTAACTCTGCAATGCTATCATTTTTTTTCATGCCAGTTTGTTTTCCATTATTCCACTGAACAGAGACACCCCTTTTAGCAATATCTAAAATCAATAAATTTTTAACTTTATACAATTCCATGTATGTATTAATTAAGTCTTTATAATGTTCCCCTTCAATTTCATTAAATTCTAGTTGCTTAAGAAGATCTTCTTTTATAATGTCAAAATTATTTCCCAAATTTTGAATACTAGACTTTTTGCATCCTTTTTTTAGTGCATCTGGACGTTGCCAACCATATCTTCTTTTCCATGTTTTAACTGTAGATTCAGCAACTCCATATTTAACTGCTATATCTTTATATTTCATTCCAAAAATATAGTCTTTTTCGGCCTTTTCATAATTTGTTAAGTTATTCTTTTCATCCAAATTCACCACCTCAAACTTTTAATCTTTTATAATTTTTTTATAAATTGAATACCTTTTTTGTTAGTATTCACCCCCCTCACGAAGAAAGTATTTTTTCTCTATATACTATAGCCCCCTTCCGTTGAAACGTCCCCCAAAAAAATCACCCCATACGGGGGTAGGGGGGGTATCGATTACCATTTTTCAATTGTATTTTTAATTGATTTAAGATTATACCCACGCGAACCAATTTCTTTCATAGTAATAAAGAGTCTTGCAATCCATGGATTTACATCAAATTCTGACATACCTCTTCTATTCATACATACATCTCTATCAGTATCTATAAATATAAAATCAATATTATCTTTAAACTTATCAAATAAATCCATCTCCTCTTTACTAGGAGCACACCTAATAATATAAGTATCTGAATTAAGTTCACTAAATAATCTTAAAGTAGGTTCAAGTAATTTATTTGCAACACTTCTAGCTTTATAATATATATCTACACAATCATCATAAATTATATCATCATCGCTATGATCTTCTAAAGATAATGCAGCTGCTAAGTAATCTAAATCGTAAGTTAGATTATATTTTCCTTTCCCTTTAACATATGTAGTTTTTCCTGCTCCCGGCAATCCAACTACTACATGAATCATAATTACCACCTTTCCTCTGTTACTTGATTGAGCTTCTTTTTCCCATGTTTCTCTGGGTGAAGTTTATTATGACAAGCTTTACAAACACCTATTAAATTCCTATATTTCTTGCCTTTATAATAATAAAACTTAGATAGCGCAAGGCTTGGATGTTTTGTGACAAATTGATTATGATGTACTGTATCAGCTTTGGTTATTATACCTTGTTGTTTACATATCTGACATTCACAGTGCTGCTCTTTAAGAACTTCGTCTTTCAAGTGTCTCCATTCTTTACTCTTATAAAACCTCCATAGTTCACCAGATTCTCTAAGCTTCTTAATCCATTTTACTAATTCATCTCTAGTCATATCATATTCCTACACCTAACTAATGGTTTTCTATTGAATATTTGACTCTTTAACCTTTTAGACTTTTGCTTACTTCTTGATTTAAATAGTTTACAATTAGCTTCATGTTCAAGTATTAGCTTTAAAACTTTATCTAATAATTCTTGAAATCTTTGTACCATCTCAACGAGTTCTACATGCTTTCCATGACCTCTTGAAGATATTACTATCATACTGTCTATTTTTACCACCTCTTTTCCTATTTGAGTTAAACATATCTTATAGACTGTATCATTCAAATATATAAATTTTTCTTTATTCCAATCCAAGTAAATTAAATACTTTGAATATGATTTTATAACCCGTATGTTTTTATAAATGATACATGACCTCATTTTGTATCATTAAATAGTTTTTTAAAAATAAACAAAGCTAATAATATCTTAAATCACAATAAGCTTTGTTTAGATCATCTTGTATCACTCCTATGTAGTGCATTGTTATTTGTGGACTACTATGATTAAATATCTTTTGCAATGTTGCTATGTCTTTGCTTTTTTTATAATAATGATATCCAAATGTCTTTCTCATAGTATGAGTCCCTAGGTTTTCTATTCCAAACATCAACCCCAGTTCTTTTATTATTTGATATGCCCTATTTCGTTTAATAGGTTTGTTATATCCTTCTCTACTTTTTATTAGATATTCATTTGGTTCTCTATCACTTAGATATTTCTTAAATGCTCTTTTAAGTATCGGATTTATCTTTATGATCTTTTGCTTACCTGTCTTTTTCTCTTTTAATGATATAAAATCTTTATTCTTTACATCCTTAACTTTCAACTTCAAAATATCTGATATTCGTAGTCCTGTATAAATACCACACATAAATAATAAATAATCCCTGATGTTTGTTTCTTCTAAATAATTACACATATCTTGGAGCACATCTGTATCTCTTATAGGTTCTACAAAGTTCACATATATTTATCTCCTTTCTATACAAAATAAAAGAAGCTTAGTTTGATATACTAAGCTTCTTTCATGGTAAAGTAGAAATTAGTTACTTTTTATTTTAGTAATATGTATTATTAAATTGTCGTTGCATAATTTTGTATATTTATATATTAACACAAGTTTCGTATTATATGAGTATCATAAAAGCATCATTTTTGTATCATAAAAGTATTATGTTATATTACTTTTTTTATTTTATCTATAGCATTATTTCTTAATCTCTTACAATGACTTTCTGAATACTTTACATATCTTGAAACCTCTCCCCAAGTCATTTGGTCTATATATCTTCCTTCTATAACTTTTAACTCTTTTGGATTTAATATTTTTAATGCATTTTTCATTAAATTTACTTCTTTTACTAATTTAGATTTTCGTGTTATTAGCACATCATACTCTTTATCATTATTTAATAGCCATTCTTCAATAGGAGAGCATGCATTTGTTTTACTTACTTTCACTGCATCATAACAAATTGCTTTTTCTCCTGGAAGCCCTTTTGTGGAATACAAATCAAGTTTAGCTTGTATTAAAATAGTTAAGTTATCAATTATTATTAAATCTTCTCTATATCTATCTAATCTTTTTTCAGCTTCTATAAATAATTTATCTCTTTTCAAAACTTCCACTCCCCTGATATAATATTATTAGTTACTTGTTATTGGAGTGCGAAAGCATTCCTTTTTTTATTTCAATCCTTTATTAAATCAAATATACTCATTTGTACTGCATTTACTTTAGAAAACTCTATATAAGATTTTGTTGTATGTGAAGCCATATAATCATAATAGTTTTTCCATTGATCATCAGTTAGGTATTTCAATTTTGCATCTTTCATAAGTATAAGTTTCTCATTTTTTCCGTCCATTATTAATTGACCACAACTTACACATCTTCCTGTTCTATCTAATGTTGGTCCATACAACTTACATGTAGGACAAAATAATACTATCCCATCTATCGAATCTTCTTTCCAACCTTTTGGTGATGGTTTATTCAAATCTATACTCATTTATATATTCCTCCTTAGTTATAAATCCAATAGATATAAAATTGCAGCTTCTTTACAATCATGTTTTTTTATTTTAGCCTCTTTTCTATTGTCTATACTGAGATAATTTCCAGATAATGTTTCTATATAAAATAATCCCTTTGGATAGCCTGTATCTAATACATATAAAAAATCTTTTGACTTGATTTGCTTAATATTTATTTTATTCATTGAAACTATGTATCTGTTAAAAACCATTCTTGGTTTATCTATTTTAGTAACTCTATATAAATTCAAGTTTAATTTTTCACATGCTACTTTTTTACTTTCAAATTTATATAATTTATTAAAATCAATATCATACACATATAATTTCTTATTATGTGATTTATTTTCAAACTTAGGGAATAATTGTTCTAATTCAGTTTTTCCTCCAGCATTTCTTAGTTGATTTATTTCATTTATTCTTTTTTTAGATTCCTGTTTATTTTGCAGCATATAAAAATTAGGTATCTTATTTTGATTTGATAGAATTGTGTATGCCAGTGCTAAATAATTTTCATAGTATCTATTCATTTTTTTCATCCCCTGAACTAAAAAACTTGATTTTTATATTTTTAATCTTATTTTATTTTTTCTTTAATTTATACCACTCTTCATTTTTTCTTTTTCCCTCTCTTCCTGTCTCAAACCCCTTCTGAGACACTTTTTTTAAAAGTAGGAGAGTGGCTTAAAGTTTGATATTACTACATTCTTATTTTTGTCACTCTCACTTGTCGAATCATAGGAGAGTAGAGGTAGTTTTACTAGAGTAGTGGTATATATTCCTTAAAAAATTCCTCTTGATTTAGCTTCATCTACTGCATCATTTTTAGCTTTTTTTCTTTCATAATGTAATCTAATTCCTTCTTGTTGTCTTCGTGGATTTTCAAATCTATCCCTAACATCTATATTGCTACTGGAATTAAATATCCCCTGTATGCATAAATCTTGGAAGCTTGGTTCCCTTAAATCTTTTGTTCTTAAATATTCTGTTGTAATATTAAAAGCTCCCCTTTCGGCTTCTGATACTAACTGGATAATAAAATCATAAAGTTCTCGCTCTTGATCATCTGTTAAATTCAATGTATGTACTAAATCTTGTATGTAAAACCAAGCATCTATAAACTTATCTGATTTCTGAAATACGAATTCATGTTTATAAGTAACAGTGTCATCCATATTTTCAAAGACACTTCTTTGTCTTTCTACGTCAATTTCTCTTAGTCTAAAGATTTTATAAAGAAACTTAACTATCCAGTAAACTGTCATTCTCACAAATACTATAGCAAGATGTATAACTCTTTTTAATAACCATTTTAAGCAGTTCCAAATAAGTTGATATATATTTATTCTTGCTTTTTCTTCTTTCATAAAACCACCTCTATAAAGCTAATAAGTAAGCTCTAGCACTCCAATAACTATCAAAAGTTAGTTCTGGAATACCTTCTATTTTCCATTTACCTAATCCAACTCTTCTTATTCTCATTTTTAACTCCTTCTAAAACATATTTGAACTTATTTTCTTTACTCCTATATCTGAATATTCAGATGCTCTTTCTATTATATCGGCAATATCATCTTCTGAATCTCCTATAGCCTTATAACACTCGTCATCTATCTCTATGTAATACTTAGTCACAAACTCATTTTCAACACCCAAAATTTCTAATGCGCAACTTGAACAAAGTTTTCGTCCATTAATTTCATACTCAGCTAATTCATAGCCACACTTTTCACAGTTATATCCATATTCATCACAAATGTGTAGTGCTTTTGGTTCTTCTTTTTCATTTAAACACCACTTCATATTAGAGTTTTCAAATTTATAATAACAATTTTCACAACTTTTCATTTCCTAATCTCCCTATTTTTGATTTTGTATTCTTTCAAGTTGTCTGTCTAATTTATAGTCCATAACATCTATTACATCATCTCCAAAATCACCTAAAAAAGATATTTGAAGTAGCATTATTTGTACATCTGCCATTTCTTCGATTATGTCTTGAACTGTATGTCCTATTTTTTCATCTGTATTCCCGCTTTGAGCTCGTCTATTTTTCAATAATGCTTTTGTTAGTTCTGCCATTTCCTCGATTAGTACATCTACCTGAGCTTCTGTATCATAATTTCTAGCTATTTTGTATATTTTATCTCTTGTTTTTTCTTCTAGTCTCATACTCTCTCCCCCTTATTTGTTTAAATTGTTCTCGAATTTTTCTATTTTTTGAGAAATTCCTCTTTGTTCAAGAAACTGGTGAGCTTTTGTATCTTCATAATCATTAAAGATACAGTCCCCAAGGAATAAACAAAATATAATCATGATTATAAAAAAGATTAATTCACTTAGATTTTCTTTCATTCTTCTGCCCCTTATATGCCTTGTCCTAAATACTTTTTATTTATTTTCAACATCTATGTATACACGAGCATAATCTGATTGATTTCTATTGTTATATACATCTGATTTATTGATCACTCTAAAATGCTTTTCTATTTTTCTAATAGCTGCATCTAGTTCTTTTTTATTTTTTATATCAAACGTAATTCTTATTTTTAACACTTCACTCCCTCCCTTCTCTATATTTTTCAATGCTTTATAAGCTGTTGTATCTCTGTATCCTTCGTGATTAAAATAATCTGACTTTGAATATCTACTCATATCTCTTTTTCTTATTATCCTTTTTAACTTCTAAAGCAAGTGTCTTTGGAGATACCCAAACACAATGACCATCTTTACCACGTCCATTGCCACTATGTCCCTTTATATGTCTATCTACCTCAACACATATAGAATACATTCCTTTAAACTCCACTATATCTACAATTGTCCCCTTATCTCTGCTTCTTACATTTTTATTGTCTATATGGCCATAGTTAGTTATAGTAACTCTATCCCCTATATCCATTTGCTATCCCCCTTTACTTTTCTTTAGGTTTGTAATCCTTCTTAATAGCTTGTATTAAAAATCCTACAATTGAATTTACATTTTCAGTTTTATTTAAAATTTTTATTTTTTCTTCTAAGTAATAAAAGTTGCCCCCTATTTCTTTAAGTGCATTTAAGATCTGTTTTTTATCTTTTATTGTTAAATTAGGAAGGTATGTATTTAATATAAAAACAGCATCAACATTAAACTCACTTAAATCTGTATCTAGTTGTTGTTCTTTCTCTTTCTCTAGTTCTAAATCTAAATCTAGTTCTAGTTCTTTCTCTAGTTCTAGTTCTGTCGTTACGTTTTTGTTACTATCTGTTACATGAGTGTTACATTGTAACAAATCCTTTTTTTCATCTTCTAATTTTTTTCTGTGTTTTCTTACTCTTGCAGCACTCTCAGATTCACTTCCAGTAAGAATTTTAGCTTGTGGTAAAAAATATTCTTCATCATTTACAACTTCTATCAAATCATGTTTTTGTAAAAATGCTAATGTCATACTAACATTTCCTTCATCCTCATCTAGTTCAAGTGCTAATTCATCTGAAAAATTATCTTCAACACCTTCAAAATAGAGTTTATTTTCATTTTTTATAGCTAAAAGTAACATTTTAAGATAGATTATTGTATATGTGTCTCCACCTGCTAATTTTCTTAACTTTTTGATTTCCTTTTGTCTAAAAAAATCTTCTTTAAGCTTTAACCAAAAGTATCTTTTTTTTGCCATTTTTTTATTCCTTTCTCGTCTTACTTTTATTCTTGTAAAGCCATTCTTAACTTCTCCAAGCTCCACCAAGCTTTTAACTCTTCTGCTGTAGGTTCTATATTTTCTTTTTTACAATACTCCATGAATTTTAAAAACTTTCTAGCATCCATAACTCTATCTCGCCTCGATTTCTTTATAATAATCAACACTATAGTTATCTATCCCACTACTCTCTATTTTTAAGTGTTTATTATGGAGTAGCGAATACATTCTAATTTCCACATGATCTTTTAAATAAACCTCTGTGCATATTTGATAACCTTTTGATTGTAAATAGTTTAGAATTTTATTAAGTTTTCCTTTGAAGTTCTCATGTTTTACAAAAGCAAATTCAGTTTTATCTTCTTTTGAATAAAGTCTATCTTTTATGCCCTCATAAACTTCTTTAGTTTTATCTACATACTCGAAATCAAAATCATATGATTCCTCACACCACTTTGCAACTATGCTAAACTCTGTTGGATATGCTCCTGGAATTAAATCTACATATACAAATCCTGTATCTTCTGATATAACTTTGATAGGTTGTCCATTAGCAAGCTTTGGCCAACGTGCTGATGTGTCTAAAGTATCTCTTAAAAATTTTCTATAAGAGAATACATATTGCTTGTCTTGTTGAAATTTACCCATGTTTTTCATTTGTTATCCCCCTTTTACCCCACCAATAAATGGTGGGGATTTTATATTTACATATATGAGTTATTAATAATTAGCTTCTTTTTCATCTTTTTTTAGCTCTTTTAACATTATTGAACGAGCCATTTTACTAGCCTGTTCAGTTACTCTTTCTAATATTGCATCTATTTCTTCTTGAGTCATTTTTCTTCCAAGCCTTACTGGGTTTTCTGGAGAAACAACATAGACTTTTGTATTTCCTATCTTGTACTCAGCATCATATTCAATTTTGTTACTTTTCATATGAAACACCCCCCAATATTTAATATGTTTTTATTTATTTGTCCTATTACCTAAATATCATCTTTTAACAGATCTTCTATTTTCACTCTTAGTAATTTTGATATTTTATAAGCTATTTTTATCGATGGATTATCCTGTTTTCCATTAAATAAGCTTTGAATATATGACTCTGTTATTCCAGTTTGTTTAGATATTCTATACATTGTTAAATTATTTTTAACCGCCAATCTTTTAAGTTTATTTTTATCAATCATTTTTAATCCCCCTTGATTACATCTTTATAAAGATGTATAATAAATTACCAAATTATGTAAGGAGTTGATGGAAATGAAAATTTGTTTTGTTGTATGTCCTATTGGTAGTGAAGGCAGTGAAACACGAAAACGTTCTGATGAATTATTAAATTATATAATTAAACCAGTATGTGAAAAATGTGGTTTTGAAGCAGTCAGAGTAGATAACATTAATGCATCTGATTCAATAAATAATACAATATTAGAATATTTAAATACTGCCGATTTAGTAATTGCTGATTTAACAGAACATAACCCAAATGCATTTTATGAATTAGGCTATAGATTTGCCTTAAATAAACCACTAATCCAACTAAAACATAAAAATGATAAAATACCGTTTGATGTAGCTTCAATAAGAACTCTTGATTATGACTTACAAAGTCTTCCTGCTACTGATAATTTAAAAGATCGACTTGTAAAAACTATAAATTCTTTTAATTACGACAATATAGAAGAAACTAAAGATAAAACTTTATCAGATTCTTTTAATTCAATAATTTTACAAGAATTGTATAATATACAAGATAATCTAAATGATTTATCAAACAAGATATTTAATTCAACACCTAAAAGTGATACAGGAGCAATTTCTGTATTAGCTGATAAAATAGCTACTAATAGCAAAAAAGATGCTGATACTGTATTAATGGAAACTATTCTTCCAATAATTCTAGAAAATCCTGATAAACTTAAAAATTTATTTGAATTTACTGAATTATTTCCTAAAAAATAGATTCTTTGATTTCCTTGAACATTGCATCAAGGAAATCAATTAAGGTTTTTAAATTCTTATTTTTTACATTAACTAATTCAATTTTTATTTTTATTACTTCTCCACTTTCAAACTCTAAATATTTCGAATACTTTTTTATATCTGTTGTTTTTATATCAATCACTCCCTTTTAATTTGTTGTATATAGCTTTATAAACTTTTATATTTTCATCTAAATATCTCATTACGTGTTCAGTACTCTTAATCCACTCTTCAGATATTTCATTTTTTTTCAACTTTTTTTCATAGCTTCTTTTTTCTTTTATGCAATGTCTCAATTCAATTTTGATTAAAGTATAAAGTTTCATTTCTTCATCAAAAGTTAAACTAATGTTAATCATATTGCACCTCCTAAACGACATAATCTTTTACTAATTCATTTTTAGCTTTCATAAGCTTTAGATTTTCCATTGTAATTTGTGAATTAGCACTTTCTATAATCTCCCTTAGAACAAATGGCATTTTATAATTTTCAATAATCTCTAAAGCTTTATTGAATTGTGACCTTTTTATTGCCTTATATGAAGTCAATCCAAATTCCCTTTTAATTTGTCTTTGTGCATCTGAAAATACTTTTGTTCGTAATGACTTGTCATTATATGCTGCTGATTTTTTGCCCCCCATTTCACTTATGACCTTTGCTCTTAATGCCTTCTGTAATTCCTCACATTCGATATTGAATAACGGAGCATTTTCTTTAAAGTCTTTTAGATCCTCAGCAACTTCTGCTATTTTTTTATCTGTTATTTGTTGTTTCTTATCAATTGAAAATATTGCTTGTAATTCTTTACTCATTCCATCATATGGATTTATATTTTCTTTTATAGTTTCTTCCATCTTATTAAAAGCTTCTATGTATTTTAGCTTCCATTTAGCTGCTTTTTCTCCAGTGAAACTCATTGCAATAAAACTGAATCCATCTCTTGTAAGCAAATACTCTTTATACCATTGCTTATTTTGTGGATGTTGATACTTAGTTTGTATAAATAACCCTGCGCAGTTTTGCGCTCCCCCTAAAACTTCAATTTGGTTATCTATACTTCTTAAAACTTCTTTATGATTTTTTTCAAAATCAATCGCTATTTCTCTGCTACTAACTACCGGTTTGCCTTCATACTCTTTTATATTTATATTTGCAACTATATTTTGCATTTGATTAATTAGATCCATTTTTATCCCCCTTCCTTAAATCAACCATTTTGGTTGGTTAATTACTAAAAAAAATTTCTTCTAATCTTTTGTGTAATATTTTAGATATTTTTAAGGCTTCATTTACTGTAAATTCAGTTTGACCACTCTCTTTTTTTCTATAAGTAGATATAGGCATTTCAATGAGCTTAGCTAATTGGATTTGAGTTAATCCATTTTCAACTCTAGCTGCTTTTAATTTTTTGTTCATATAATCACCTACTTCCTTCCAACCATTTTGGTAAGTTATTATACTTATATGTTACTACCATTTCGGTTGGAAGTCAACCATTTTTTAATATTTTTATTTAATTTTTGGTTGATTATATTTAATTTTTGGTTAATTTACACTATAATTTAATTAAAATAACCATTTAGGTAAGAAATTCATGGAGGTTATTAAGTATGTTAAAAGATAGATTAAAACACCTTAGAATAGAAAAAGGTAAAACTCAAAAAGAAATGGCTAAAGATTTAGGTACTACTGATGTTACTATAGGAAGATATGAAGCTGGTACTCGAGAACCTAAGACAGATGTATTAAATGCTTTAGCAGATTATTTTGATGTTAGCACTGATTATTTATTAGGTCGTACAGATAAAAAGAATCCTGAAAAAGAAAGTTTACAAAATATCGACAGTATTTCTGCTCATCGAATTGGAAAAATCGAAAAATTATCAGATGAAGCATTAGATCAATTAGATGACTATATAAAATACTTAGAATTAAAATATAAAAAATAAATACTTCTGGGGGGTGAAGTATGGATACATTAGAAAAACTATTTCAAATTGCAGCAGATGAAGGAATTATTATAGACTATACCGATTCACTTCCAAATACACTACAGGGGTTACATATCCATCTTCAAGGTATAGGACATATAATCTCAATACTTCACTATATAAAAAATGATAAAGATGCATTTATAGAAATTTTAAGCGAAGAACTTGGACACTACTTTACAAGTGTTGGAGATAATTTAATTAATATGGAAAACTATAGAGATTACTTAAAAATATGTAAATGTGAAAAACAAGCACTCAACTGGAGTGTTAATACAGTAATAAAAAATATTGATTTAGAAAATTCATTTAAAAATAACTGTGCTAGTTATTATGAAATAGCTGAATTTTTAAATGTTCCAGAAAAGCTAGTCGTAGAAAAATTCAAATATCTAGCCAGTAAAAATAATACTGGTTATATCGAATTAGGTGAATATAAAATTATATTAACAAATTTACCAAATATCATAGTCTACAAAGAATTATAAATACTCTCAAGTTTTTAACTTGGTTAGTATAGATTTAATTTTATATTAGGAGGGAGTTTTTATGTGGAAAAAATTCAAATCTTTAAAACTAGGTCTAAAAATCATTGTAGGAATTATGTCTATTATATTCTTACCAGTAACACTACTATTATTATCAATAGAATTACTAATAAAAAATATTAAATCAAAAAAGAAAATATCATCGGTTATATCAATTTTTTTAGTATTATTTATGTTACTTATCAACTATAGCTTTGTAGAAGGTATAAAACTTTCACAGGATCCTGAATATATAGCTCAATTAGAGGCTAAGGAACAAGCAAAAGAAGAAAAGATAGAGGCTGAAAAGCAAAAAACTTTAGCTAAACAAGAGCAAGAGCAGAAAATAAAATCTGAACAAGAAGCTAAGAAAAAGGCTGCACAAGAGCAAAAAGTAAAACTCGAACAAGAAGTTAAAGCAAAAGAAGAAGCTACTAAGGCAAAAGCTGAACAGGAAAAAAATCAGAAAGAAAATATAACAAAACAAAAAACTTCTAATGTCAAATATGATGCTTTACAACAATTATATTTTGATATAGATAATAATTTATCTTATGAAGAAATATTAAAAAAAGTTAAAAAAAGTAAATTACCTTACACTGACCAAGAATATAGCAGTGGCCAAACAATAAAAGTAGCTTATACTTCTGAAGTTGCAAAACAAAGATATGCTGATGAGGGAGATAACGTCCAAATAAGTTTTAATTTAAATAAAAAAACAAATAAACTTAATTTCTCAACTTTAGAATATTTTAATCATAAAAAATTTATAACAATATTTGATTATGAATCAGGTACATACTGGGATTTTAGAGATGGAAAAGATAAGGGATTATATATAAATAATTATAGTAATGTAACTGGTAATAAAGAAGAAAAGTATATAAAATCTAATTCTAAAGAAAATCAATTAAAATACATATTTGAATATAAAAAATAA